CGGCTGGTTACCGCTGGTTGCATAATCATGCACGCCTATTCTACAAGAAACAGAATGATTGGTTGTCTTATCCTAGTATAATTATAGCGAGTATAACGGGTGTCGGTGGTTTTGCCGTCCTAAATCCGAGTGGTAATGAAAATGTATCTCAAGATACCAAAAATAATATAATGGTCATCCAATATTTCTTTGCTTTCATGAATGTTTTGGGGGGTATCTTAACGAGTATCTCAAAGTTTAGTCAGTCTCTACCTCTATCTGAGGCACACTCGGCTATGTGCGTACAATGGTCTAAGCTCTATAGAAGTATTGACATGGAACTTTCTCTTGATGTTAAACACCGTGATGACGTGGTTGGATTCATTATGAAATCTAGGGAAGACTATGACAAGTTGCTTGATGACGCTCCAGATATACCAGCTATAAGTATACAGGCATTCATGGTACAATTCCCCGAAAAAGAAAACAAGCCCGATGTTTGTAATGGTTTAAGTATAGTTGTAAGTGATGACGCTGCGTCTGTGACGGGCTCTCAGCGTGCAGTTTCTCGCTGGCTTGGCGCATTAAAAAATACAACCAGACGAAAAAGTGGAGATATAGACGAACTCGAGCGAGTATAATTTTATTTGTCTATACTAAATGAAAGCGGCCGCTTGGAATATACTCGCCATTACTCTCATGTATGGACTTCTATATAGTCAGATGGGACCTCAAAGTTTTGACTTTAAAAGTCCTCTTGATGCATTTTATTTTGCGTTTACTACTATGAGCAGTGTGGGCTATGGTGACATTTCACCAAAGACAGACGCAGCAAAGCTTCTCGTCATGTCACAACAATTCTTAATTATGACGGAGTTGGCTAAGGTGATGAAGTTATTTTAATTTCGATATCGTATAAATAGCTAGTAAAGTGTGCACAATATAATAGACAATGTTATAGTCGTCTATTGACAATATACGCTTGATTTGTAAAATGGAAAAGACGTCATATAGTCGTCTATTTTCGCTTATACCACATTCGTTATTGTATATGGGCATGAGAAAACATGATTGATCTTTATTGGGGTTGATAATTCCCTGTGCGATTAATCCAACACTACCCAATAAAAGAGCGTATAAAATCCGCGGATCTTTGAAAATAAATGGTCCCAGATATATAAAAACGGTGGCGACGTTGTGTAAATAATGTAATATGTTATGTTCTATGGGCACTTTCTTTTTACATGGATAGTAATACTTATCTAACGCGTAAAAAACTAAACCCAAGAATAATATAAGTATCATCGCTCTTGAATTATAGGAATATTTTTATCCTGCATCGAATTGAATGCACTTTCTGATAGTATAAAATGAGAATCGAGATTATCAATCATGTGACTCACCGATTTAACAGCTAGAGAAGAACCGGTATTTAAAATCCAACTCAGTATAACTGCACTTGAAGAGCACCCGTGATCATTTGCAATTTTACATATTTGTTCATCTACGAGTGCATCTTTTGACATGGGGCTATAAGCCATGATGTTGATCATATTTTTATCACAGTACTCTCGTAGTTCATTTTGCTGAAAATGTGGATGTAATTCGATTTGATTTATGGCCGGTTTCAAGTGTTTTATTTTTTCAAGATGTTCAATCTTAAAATTGGAAACTCCTACATTTTTACATAAATTTCCCTCGAGTTCTTTCATTTTTGAAAATACGGCGAGAACATCCGCGTCAAAGCGTTCCCCATCTTTATACACCACCGGCCAATGAACGAGATACATATCTAAGTAATCAACTTGGAGGGCATCGATACTTTTTTGACATGCATCTTTGACACTGTCGTGTTGATCGTTCCAGAGTTTTCCTATGATGAAAAGATCTTCACGAGTGCATACACCTTCGTTTATACACTTCTTAATCTCCTTGCCGATCATGACCTCATTTCCGTAAAAATGCGCACAATCGAGGGTCCTGTATCCACACTTTATGGCTTCATACACATCACCTTCTTTTGCCCCACATGTTCCATAGGCAATTTTGTGCATTTCTGACAAATTTGGAAATATCATGCGATTAATACACGTTTTATTTAATCCATAACATAATGCGTCATTTTCAACACCTACCGTATCATCTACAAGATTTTCACCGAATGAAAAATGAACCTGACCATTTTTTACACTCTTATCGTTGTACATGAATTTAAACAATTCAGACAATGAATCACATCTGAACATTTTTGGTAAATGAAATGTATCTGAAAATTGTTTATGAATATTGATAAGTTTATTATCGTGAATGTCTAAAACGTGACCAACATGTGAAGCACCAATCATACCCACATTTACAGCTTCTCCGTGATAATATTCATCATTTGAAACGTATTCTAAAGCGTGGCCGTATTGGTGCCCATACATGAGAATAGGATGGAGTTCCCATGGGTCGTTTCGTATGTGTTCAATCTTAGCTTGAATAGTTTTCATCACGTTTGAGAACATATCATCATCTGAAAGTGTAAAATTTTCACAAACTGCGTGTTTAATAATTTCAGCGTAACCGTCCCATATAAAACGCTCATCCAACGTTTTCAGAAAGTCATAATAAATGTAGATATTAGATGGAACTTTATAGCATCCGATTTGATTCTTTCCATATTCTGTGTTCAGTGCTTGTTTATACGATATACACGCATCTGTCATAGCCAGTAAAGTTGATGGAAAACTTAGAAATTCAATACCTCTTTTATATGTTCCAGCTATAAAACCGGCGAGATTACTTACAGATCCACCCCCCACAGAAACTATTACCGTGTGTGTATCCATTTTATGTTTTCCCATTTCATCAACAAATTTTGAATAATACGAGACATTTTTGAACTCGTCTCTAGCTTCAACCTCAAACACAATACCATCTATCTTTGGAAGTCCATATAGTTCTTTCACCTTTGTATCAATGAACAATACGACGCGATGTTTTATTTGTTCAATGACACTTTTCCAATCAGATATGGTTTCAACAGTACATACATTCTCAACTTGTCTGTTAATTATAATCTTCATGTACTGTATATGAATATACTCCTATTTATTCTGGTGATCATTCACGCAATTTGGATCATAGCTTTCCAAACGTTTGGGTTATTCATACTACCCAGAAAACTATATTATGTGTATCCACTCGCCTGCGCACTTGTGAGTCTTCATTGGATCGTGTTCGACAATAAATGTATTTTATCGGTCCTAGAAAACAAGGTGTCGGAAGATAAAAATGGTAACGATGACACATTTGTCTATAACGCTATACGCGATAATATCGGTATCCCTATATACGATCAAAAGAGGTTTCAGCATACGATGATGACCTTAAGCTTTTTGTATGTTGCGTACTTGTACCGCAAAGATCCTAAGATTCTAGCACTGTGTCTCACATGTTTATATTTAAATAGATGGGAAGTATGGTCTAAAAATTTTCTATAGATACAGTATGAGTGAATGTTATTATACAAAATCATATACAATCGACAGTGGAAATTACGACGGTGTGATAGAATGCACATACATTTTACTCATGGAAAATTCTAAAAGAGAGGAACAAATACTACGACAAATTGAAGATGCCAAAATTACATCAAAGGTTGTGATTCAGTACAACAGAGGATATAAAAAATGTGAGAAGAACCTGAGAGTCAATAAACCAAACTACGACCTCGTGGATGCTTTGAAAAATGTGTTTAAGCACGCACTCAATCAAGGATATTCCAGAATTATCGTACTCGAGGATGATTGCCAATTCGATGAACGCATCAGAGATCCTGTCGTCGTGAATGACCTGTGTACATTTTTGGAGCGACGTGACCCGAAAATATATAATTTAGGTACGACATTTTCGTTAATCTCGCCCATCGATATTCTTCTTCACAATAAGAACCAACGCTTGTTATACACCACATGCGCTCACGCTGTAATTTACAATAAAACGTACATGAAAGCTGCTTCGACACGCAATTTTATATTGGGTCACGCAGATTTAGAGATGAATAGAGTATGGTCCAAGTATACATACACGTATCCACTCGCATATCAATTATTTGAGGATACGGAAAATAAAAAAGAGGGCTGGGGTTATGTATCATTCATAGCTGATATTCTATTTAAACCTTTGAAGTTGGATACACAAGTACAACCTGGATTTGACCGTCTCAAATTCGTATTTGACTACGTGAGCATCATATTGTTCTTGGTTCTTTTATTCTACATAAAAGGGAAAATCGTACATAAGTAAAATGAACATTGGAATCGTTACCGCTGGTGGAGTTTGCCCGGGTGTCAATAGTCTCATTCATACACTCACCCTCTTTGAGAACTCTCAAGGAAATCACATCTATGGATTCACAGAAGGATTTCGAGGCATCAACAATAACAACCGCGTAGCCCTCTCACCAAAGAAAACAGAAGAAGGCGCTGGATCCATTCTTCGTGTCTCATGTGATCAAGTCGAACTTGAAAAGGCTAAGTCTTCTATTATGGACCTCGATCGTCTATATTGTATATGTGGTAACGAATCCATGAAGAGTGCAAAGAAAATCGCACTTTTTGATGATATCAAAGCGAATGTTGTGGGTATTCCTAAAACTATTTTCAATGATATTCCCGGTATGGAATCGGTTGGATTTCAAACAGCTGTTCAGGAGTTTGCCAAGTATATCGACTACGCCCACACTGAAGCAGCAACAACGAATTCTATCGTCTTTTTGGAAGCTCCGGGAAATACAGAAACGGGTCTCGCTACAAATGCAACATATGCGAGATTTTCAAAAGTAACTGATGTTATCAATAAAAAAACAATCAATACCATATCTGCACGTCAAATTAAAAATAATTATGAAGTCAATGGTTATGCTGTTGTGGTTGTTGGAGAGACGAGTGAATACAAAGATATTCTCGAATTTCTTAAAGATGATACAAAAGCTCATGTAAAAATAATGAATCCAGGTTTTGTTATTCGTGATGCCGAGCCGTGTGTATATGATACAATTTTATCTGTTCGTATTGCACGTGAAGCTTTTGAATATGCCCAAAAGTATCGAAATTTCATTAAAGGTGCTGGTACAGCTATTACATTCGAAAACTACGTTGATGTGGTTTAAAGACTTGGCACCCTTATACAATGTGTTATACACAAAGGTCAGTAACATGATCAATTGCACCGGTTCTCATAGCTCAGTTGGTTAGAGCGTGGTGCTTATAACGCCGAGGTCGCGGGTTCGAGCCCCGTTGGGAACATCTTTTAGAATGAGTTTTCCTCATTGTAAAAGTTGAAAACCTAAGTTAAGACTAGATATACAAATTTCCAAGTAAAAAATGTCTGCAATGATTCACTCACTCACTGACATCTACGTTCCCGCTGAAAAGTTTCTCGCATGCAAAAGGGAACATCTATTGGATCCATCAAATAGATCTACCGAACACAATATCGCAGATGGTGCGGTATCTGTTCGGTACTACAGTAAGCCCAAAATTCATGAGGCGCGCATTGGTAACATGATCACTCAGCGCAAACTCATGTCTTTCTGGCGCGAACTTCTCAGTCCCCAAACCATCAGTAGAAGGAAGGTCTTCGAAATAATGCGGGAAGGTGGTAGATTGGACGCATTTCATTCACGAGCAGAAGTCGAGCAAGCTCGGCGGCAACAGAGAAGCAATAATCGACACAGTGGCGAAGGTCACTTTGTAAAGATCGACGACTCTCTATGGATTCGGGGATTAAGCTCTCGGGATAAGTTGATGTACATTATTAAACTGAAGTCCCATACAAAAAAAGACTTCAATTTGGTCTGGTCCACTCATCCCAGAAACGGGTGCCCTGTTGTGCACTACTATATCACTAACGTTCAATATCAGTAGCCTCGCTCCACGTCATCGGGTGTAGCCATGGGGTACTGTCTAGAGAAGAAAGTCTTATTGCCATGATTTCCGTGTCCTATCGTACTAGTATGACTTCTATCAATATGTATATACTTTCTTAAATCTCTATAATATACTCTAGCTCCTTTTGCTATTAAATCCTCATGTTTCATGTCTATATGGTTATCCATAGGGTAAAAATGCTTATGATACTTTTCCATATTACTTACATTGATCAGATAACATTTGGTACTTGAAATCCATTTCACCTTTTCACCACTTTCGGGAAGTCTGGAGAGACAATGAAAAAAATACATTTCAAAGTCGTCACCCTTTTCGTCTATAACTTTTTGAATTTCATCATAAAGTAGGTTAGACTTTACAATAACATTATCTTCAAAGATAACAGCATATTTAATACCTTGGTTGAAACAACGTTTGTAAAATTCCATGTGTCCCATAAAACATCCTATAGCTCCTAAATTGAAATATGTTATATCCGGTCTAGGAACGGTAGGATTGTAGTGCATTTCAATCGCTTTTTCAAAATATTCAGGTTCTATGTCATATTCGAATTTTCTCGCCACCTTTACACTTCGAGTATCTGGTCCATAAATAACTTCGATTGGTATATCCGTATCATGATATTTGAAAAATCTATTCTGTCTCTCTTTTTCACTTTTAACAGTGAGAAGGAAACATTTATAGTCATGTTTCATCTTTTTCTTCACAGTTTTGATGTTATATAACAATACCAAGACCAGAATCAAAATGAGAATTGATAACATACCTACTTAAACCTTAGAAAATATTATCACATAATGGATACGGTCATAAATATTTTAGGTCTGGTAAGTTCTATACTGATTACAGTCATGTTCGTTCCCCAAATTATGCATGTGTATAAGACTAAAGATACCCACGCTATAAACTACACTTTCTTATTTCTGAATTTACTAGCGAGTTCAACTGGTCTTGTGTATTCTATACATTTTCGAGTCATTCCAATGATGATAGCCAATACATCCGCTGGTCTATTTTCTGTGTCACTTCTGGGTATGAAATACATAAACGGACTTAAAGATAAGACAGTAGATACTAATATATCCGCTCCTATAGTGTAGTCGGTCAACACTGTGGTCTTTGAATCCACCGCCCCAAGTTCGAATCTTGGTGGGAGCTTATTCAAGTGGAGAGAGGGGTCGATGTCCAGGACTTTTGGGGTCTAATTTTGATAATAAGGGCATCGACAAAGGCCAACTCTAACTCAAAGTTTGAATAACCGTGATTATATGGTAGGCGAGTGCCTTTTTAGGACACCCCACACTTCGTACCCATTAATCACAAACCGGATCATATGTGGGAGACTCCTAAGACCGTTCACCTTAAGAGGCTCCATGAACAAGCATATGTGATGGACCCTTACCCTCTCTTAGCTCAGTCGGTAGAGCAGTGGACTGTAGTTCCAATGGTCACTAGTTCGATTCTAGTAGAGAGGACCATTCCTCTGTAGCTCAGTTGGTAGAGCGACAGGCTGTTAACCTGTAGGTC